TGATAATTCTATTATACCAGAAAAACAGTGCTCATAGTAAAAGTCCCGGCAAATACCGGGACTTTGTCTACAGTCTGGACCAGGGATTTCTCCCTGGTTAATATTAAAATTTAAGGTATCTTGTAGCTGAATACCCTGTTACGCTCTTGTACTTAACTTTCGTCCACGTGCTGCCTTTTTTCAATACTTCAACTTTAGATTTCTTTGGTACTCTTCCAAGCACTGCTGCTGTCGAAGATGCAGACTTTCTGATTGTCAACGGATCATGCTTAGTATTAACTTTTGCGTAGACTTTTTTCACAGCTTTCTTCTTAGCTTTCGTCGCTGTCAAGAATAGTTTTCTTTCTGCTTTTCTTCTTCTTGTCAATCCTCTGTAGACTTTCCCACCAGCTTTGTTGTATTCTAAAATCTTAGCTGCAATCGTGGCTCTAGATCTAGTTCCATTAGCTGTAAGCTCATCAATGCTGCCAATGTTATATGCGAAAGATACCAAGGCATCAATTTCGTTCTGATTCCAATTATACTTTTTATCATATTTCATGACTTTTTGCAGATATTTGCTATTCAGTGATCTTTCAAGCCAGTTATCCGCTGTCTTTTCAGAGATCACGAGTCCAGCTTTTATCGTTGCTCCTGTGATAGATTTATCTGCATTAGTAATTCCATAGCCGATCGTCCAGGTGCCGACCTCATCTCGATAAGCTTTTTTATAAAGTCCTTCAAATTTTTTCACAAGCTTGATGCATTTATTTGTTACGTGTGCCATTCCGATCACTCTCCTTTTCTCTCTTCTTCTCTTTCTTCTAAAATTGAAGCATTTAATTTACCATCATCGAGTAGATCTTTAATACCGTCAAACCACAGTTGCACAGCTTCTTTTAACATATTATCGGTCACAAAGATCTGTACTGGCTTCGGTAATAGCGATCTTGCCAGCTGTATTACGTAATCAAACTTAGCTTGCCCTTGTCCAGATTCTTTGAATCGTTCCTCTGATTCCACGAACAGCTCATAGACATATAGTCTGATTCCTTCCAGTCCTTTTCTTGTGATATAGTCGATCAGCTTCTTAATTAAAAAAGCAATGATCAACGCTGTGATCACTGCCAGAAATAATACTTTATTCTGTTCAAATAATTCTTTCATATTGTTATTCTCCTTTATTCTATAATCCAGCTTCTTTAAGTACGAATCCGAGCACTGCCCCGACAACTGCAGACAGGACATACATAGAGATGCTTCTCCACTTCTCCCCATCTCGGTTCTCTAGCTCTTCAAGCCTCTCGTTCTGCTCCGTTTGATTAACGAGCATATGTTCCATGTTAATTGCAAGTTTTTGTACAGATAACGTAAGATCATTGATCTGTCTTACTGTCACTTCTAATGCTTCAATTCTTTTGTTTTGTCGGGTTTGCTCATGATCAACATCACTTGCAAATGCATTATGTTCATTTCGACTTATGTATTCATCCGCCATAACGCTCCCTTCCGTCATTCAACTACTTCTGCATCGTCATTATCCTCATATTCACAGTCTTCTTCTTTTAGCTCCTGATCTTTTGTTGCTTCCTCATACTCTTCGTAAGAAACCGGAGTATCTTTTACAAGATGGCATTTTGAACAACTCTCAGTGTAAACATAACCTTTCTCTGTATCATATGCATAAGAACCATCTGTCCAATTATGATCGCATTGATCCATTTTCTCGTCATCGATTTCTTCTTCATCTTCTGAATCAATTTCCTCTTCCTGGTCTTCGATCTCTTCTGAATCATCCTTTTCCTGATCTGTATCGGATTCTTCGGATGTCTCTTCCTCGATCGCTGCCTTTTTGGATTCTGTCGTTGTTTCCGTGGTCGTTTTTTCTTTTGCTGTTGTAGTTACCTCTTTTTCCTCTGTTGTTGTAGGCTCTGTTTTCGCTGCCTTCGCACTTGGATTTGCGAATGTGTATGTTGCCGCTAATACTGCACAGATTACTACTGTAATTGCTACGATAATTCCTTTTTTCATTGTTTTCTCCTTTCAGATCATTGATTTTAGACATAAAAATAAGACCTACTAGGTCTTGCTCTAATTCTTATAAAATTTTTCATTTTTACTTCACTCTTTCTCTTTTAAGCGGTTATGTATAATGTTCGGGGAGATTCCCTTATCTCTTCGAATTTTCATATACTTTCTCACCCCTACGCAGTTATGGTTGGTTTTACTGTGTAGGGGAATTTGATTCTTCTTTGATATCCATCAGATTGTTGTACTGATCTTCCGTAATTCTTCCAACTGCAAAAAATACATCAATCTTATTTTTCAAATCATCTGTAAGTCTATTTCTTTCTTTAAGTTTCAGTAATGTTCTGTATAACATAATCATACCTCCAATTCTGTAAGTGCTACTGCGTATTCGCTGTTAACATAGGCTTCTGCCGCCTGCGTGTCGATGCCCTGCGTTTTTGTGTCAATATCATAGATATAATCACGATTGTCGTTGAGTTGCTGTTTTACATAATTCCAACCATTTTGCATTGAAATCGGATAATTAAATACTGTATATCCGTCCAACTGTTCTGAATCTACCGTGACGTTCGTTACTGAGTAATAGGTAGACAATGATTTCAGAAACTCGATCTCTTCAAGCGATAAATTCTCTTCTTGAGGTATACTCGTTATATAATAAGCAATTAACGGTGTTCCATTTGAATCCTGTTTTTTTAATTCATTTGTAAATTCATTAACGCTTGAGAATCTAGCATCTGAAATTGCTATACATTTATTGTATGGGGCGTTCATAGAATTTAAATCCTTGTTTGCGTATTTTTGATACCACGTATATTTTGTATTTATAACATTGCCTTCTAATATATTTTCTTTTAATCCGTCAGTCTTAAAAACATGTGGATACGTTGTCCAACTTTCAAAGCCCATCGTCCAATTTTCTTTACCAGTTAGAATAATCTTGTCGATTTTTCTAACTACTTTCCCTCGTTCAACATCCACATAATCCGCAATATACTGTTGTCCATCGATTATGATATTTCCACCATTTTTAACCGGAATAGCATTTAGTGTATACGGCAGATTTACTACTTGTTCTTTATATTGTTCATAACTTCTATTTGTTTCATTTTCAAGCAGAACCATAGGACTAAGGACATAATCCACTGTATTACCAGTATTAACACAATGTGAAAGGATTTTATTATCTTTGTTATAAAATAAATTTCCAATCAGTTTTATTCCGTTACTTGTACTTGATGAAAATGATTCATCGCTCCATTCTATCCCTTCGGATAAGTTAATATAAGCATTTCCTGTTGCCGTCCCAAAAACATGAACCCTTCCATCATTCATCACGTCAAAAGTGACTCCATTCGCGACTTTTGATTTATCAGCATACGGAAATGGTAACAAGTTCTTTCCATGAATTTTCACAACAGGATTCACAACGCTTCTAATCTCTTGTGGATAATCCGGATTTGGCGATGGAATACCGCCTGTATATGGTTCATATGCTGTTGCTTCGGTACCGATTTCAACTTGAATGTCTTCAAGATTTGTTGCATTTACAACTAAATATTTATACCCTGTTGTATCTAACGTATATGATTTATCTTGCCCATCCATTTGTGTACCATTATAGCAATCAATATTAGGATTTTCTTTTGTAGGTAATGTATTAATATTACCTATACGATATCTTTTTTGTTTGTTTCTTGTACTAACAGTTACATATGATAATTCACTCACATCTATATATAATCCGATATCTGTATCACTAATCCCACACGTTGTCGCGCTTGAGCTAATCCACAGGCCGTTATTTACACCATTTGATAAGTTCTTACCCGTGTACTGTTTCTGTTCAGATTTTCCATACAAAAACATATCTTGAATTTTACCACTATCTGAATCTTCCAAATGCGTTTCTCCCAGATTATTTGCATAAAACTTAGTTATCTTTTTATCTTTCAACTCTTCAATATCTGTTTTGGCTTCTGCAATATCTTCTTTGTTCTGTTTAATCTGCTGTACATTTTCGTTTTTGTTTATCTCTGCGACTGCATTATCTTTTGCTTCGTTCACATCATTTACAGCGGAATCTTTTTCCTGTGCGATCGTATTTACCGCTGTATCTTTTGCATTATTTACGTCATTGATTGCATTGTCCTTTGCCGTTTCAATTCCGCTAATTGCTTCGTTGCCTTTTTCGATAACAACATCTTTCAAATCATTAATATTTTTCTTTATAACGACCTCAGTATTCTCAAGATCTACAAGGGCTTCTGAACTTTTCTGCTCTACTGCTGACTTAAGATCTTCTACATCACTTTTTGCTTTCTGTACTTCTTTCTTGTCGGTTTCCACAGCTGTACGATCTGTTGCGATCTGCTCAGCAGTACTGTTAATTACTGTCTTTAACTCTTGTATATCTTGCTTGCTCTGCGCTGCACTCTTCGCTGCTGTATCCGCTTGTTCTGCATTAGTTTGTACTTCTTTTGCTGATCTGCTCGATGCTAAAGCACTATTATATGCACTGTCAGCTGCTTTGACTGCAATATCTTTTGCGTTTACAGCTTCTGTCGCAGCACTACTCGCTGTTTTTTCGGATCCTTTACTTTCATCAGCACTATTCTTACTTGCCTGTGCAGATACACTAGCCGCTTCCGCGGACTGCTTTGCTTCTTTAGATGCAGCTATACTTTCATCTTTTGCTGTCGCAGATTTTGTCGCACTCTCCTGTGCAGATGTTGCTGATTTATTCACCTCTGCGATTGCCGTTCTGAACAACTCCGCATCCTCTTGCCTTTCAAAGCTTTCTGGCCTTGGCCTTGATTTTACAGACATTGAAATTTTATATTCCGTCTGCCCAGATTCCGAATCCGCAAGATAAATAAATGCATAAATCTTATAGTCCATTGTCGCAGCATCGTTTTCAAGCATGCTATCCGGAATTACTACATCTGTCACATTGTCCCTTGTTGTTCCTACTCTTGTAACAGATTCTCCACCTTTTTCTTGCAGCGAAAAATGAATCTCTACAGCAGTCGGCAATTTAATTCCTTGCAGTCTAAGAATTTGTCCATAGTCGTACTGCCACAGACCAGCTACTGTTGTGTAAGTATTTAATACATTTGCTATAACCATCTATGTCCCTCCTTACGCTTCGTCGGTGAATATCAATAGCACCACTGGTGTAACTGCGTAATTACCGCTGTCGTAATGCGCAGAACCGTCTGCATTGTATGCTCTTATCTCTACCTTGCCATATGTGTCGCTAGATTTTACTGTGTCAGGATGTGCTGAGATCATCACTCCTTCTTCTTTCGCGTATCCAAATACGCTTATTTCACTATAATTTCCCCATTTGCCTCCGAGGGCTTCTATTTTATCTTTTATAGAGTTATTTGTTGTTGCTTTTCCGCTTGAATCTGTTTTTACCAGATCTTCCGCAAAAAACATCCTCTTGTATTTCCCAGAGGTCATTTGTATTTTGCCTACACCTTCTAAAGACCCATTTAACAAAGACTTATAATTTTCAAAATCAGTTGGACTAACTGGCTTATAGTTCAATGCGGTTTCGATATTTTCAACTGTCAAATCACTTCTAATTGATTCACTTGATTTGTTTTCTACATTTTCAAGCCCAATCTGCTTTTTTGTTACTCCATGTGGGTTTTCTTTATTATTCAAGTGTGTAATCAGATTAGAGATTGCCAACTTAATTTTTGCAAAAACAGGAGACATTTTATCACCACTGCTAATGGTTGACAGCTCTGTTATATCGTTAAAAGTTACTGTCTGGTCGTTTGTTGCTACGTTAGGCACATTATCTAAACCAATCTGTTTTTTTGTAACCTTGTGCGGATTACTTGTATCGTTTTTATGTTCTTCAAAGGCTTCAAGCGTAACATATCCTAATGGTTCCACTGCTGATGTAATACTAAGATCACTCGAAAACGAAAAGTTAAAGTTACTCACCAATGAGTAATACGGCATCGATGATTCACTAGGAATCTCTTTTCCAGCATTGTCCTGGCTGATCGCAAATAATATTTCCGTCTGATCGCTCGTTTTTGCATAGATACCGATCTGATTCATTGTGTATCCCTTTGCAAGACCTGAATTTTCAAAAAGTACTGATACAGATATCGCATTTCCTTTGTTCTTAATCGACTGAATTGTTCCATTCTGCTTTTCATCCACAACTTCTGTTTGCTTTGCTAATACATCTACAGAAACCTTTCCAGTACCAGATTTGACGGCTGTTATAACAATTGTCTCTCCAGACATTGTATTTTTTATTAGTTCCACCCCAGCATTTGTTATTACTGTATTATCCCACATCCTTTAATCCACCTCGCTTACATTGTTTGTAATAATTTCTCTCTGTGCTATTGCTGCTCCAAAATGTACTATTGTATTTGCTTCTTCTGCAATTCCTGGTCCGCTTATGTTGTAGACAAGATGCGCTGGTTTCATAAGATTTATTTGCCTTTTCACTTCATCCAAATTGTCTACATAACCTTTCAATCGAACTAAAAAAGTATTTTTATTCGTGTTTTCAACGACCTCTACTTCAACACCTGTCATAGACTCAATGAGCTTTCTTAATTTTTCAGGGTTAAATGCCGACTTTTTCTTTATCTGCAATAATCGTTCTCGTCTCTGTTCGATTGTCTGATCTTCAAGCGGAGTTATTCCATATTCTTTTTCCCACATCGGTAATGACCATGTTGCGGTGTCGATATGAGCCTGATCATACAACTCTTCACAGAATTTGCTTAGTTCATCGAGTTCAATCCCAATCACATTAAACAGCCATAGCCCAATATAGGACTGATCGTAGATAGGAGACACATAGTCAATCATTCTTTTTGCAGCATTACTTGTTAATATTTTTTGCATCAACTCTGTGCGGTACCACATAATATCAACTTCCTTCCAGTGTAATTGTTCCAAGTACGGGTACTTGTCCAGAATCAATCGTTAGATTCTTTGAATATCCGTTAATTGTTACATTTTCATAATCATATACGCCATCAATGCTATATAGTAAATCACTTATCGCTGATACTCTTACAATAAGATCTTCCAGCGCATTATTTAGCAGATATTCTTGTACCTTGTTTCGGAATGTACTTTCTACGTCTTTTAACTCAATTCCTTTTAGATATACCTTTGCACTTATATTAATCTTAAGTGTCACAGGAGTTACAATGCTCAGCACTGCATTGATCGGTGCTAATCTACTATCCTTATCATTGGGACTCATAATATAATCATAAACATCATCTTGGATGCTCTTAGATGCCGGATCTCCATTCTGATCCAATATGACTATTTTTACGGTTCCGCTTGTATCTTCTGCCGATATAACTGTAACTGCTCCTACACCAGCAACAGACATTGCCCAGCGCTTATAGTCTGATGGGTTTCCAATAAAAGAATTGCTTTGAGATCGATCATAAGTTACGATTCGTTCTCTCAGAGTATCGTCAGATTCTTCATCTAAGCCGCCTGTGATCGGATTATCGTTAGATACAGATGTTATATCTTCAAGCAGTTCTCCTGTTTCATCTCCAGTATGTAGCACAACAACATTCGCTCCAACGTTAGATTCAGATCCACCTTCTGTTGCTTCGATTGGAATTTTTGCGTTTCCTAAAGAATCGATCGTCACTTCTTCGGTGCTGACAAAATCTATTGTATTTCCATCATCATCTGCATCTGTCGAAAATCCATAGCCCAATGGAATGATGAGTCCTGGCTTTCCAGTGACAGATACATATCCAGATGCATTTACAGATTCTCTTCGTACAATCCCTCTCTCCTCGGAATGAAAATCCAAAATATAAGATTCTTCACATGTCACAGGGAACATACTTTTTAGAACTTCTACAAGAACGTACTCTTTAAGTTCTGATATTTCTATTGCTGTTGGTCGTGTAAAATCCCACGGAAATCCGCCCTCCGATTTATCAATATCTTCTGGCAAATTTCCCAGCATTTTCTCATGGATTTCATCTTCACTCGAATTTTTCAAAAAATCGGGAAGTTCCATTTCTTCTGCTTCCAATGCCATTTTTAGCCCACCTCACTTTTAAAACTTGTTGTTATCTCTATATCTCCGTCGATTCCCTGTACCTGTACTATTACAAGGCAATGATCTGCTTCCCATTGAAACGTAATATTACCAACGTACAAAGTTCTTTCGGACGGATCAGCCATCAATGATTCTTCGATTTCTCTTTGTAAAATACTTTCTGCCTCTTCACGGCTATCTGCTTGCAAGGCACTTTCATAGTCAACCCCAATGTCGGTGGAATATCCCTCATGAGCATATCTTTGTGTCATGATCGTTTTGTAACACCATTGCACCCACGCTTCGAACCCGGATGCCTCTTTTAATTTTCCATCATGAAGCGTAACAAAGTCGCCTGTGTCAAAATCAAAAAAGATGCTCGGCTTATAACCGGCATCTTCGTCCTCTTCTGTATTTTCTTCGTCAGTTCCTTCGTTCTCTTCATCGTCTAAATATTCCTCATCATTGTCGTATTCCTCGGGAAAAAGATTATCGGGCATCGTCTCCACCTCCTTCTACCTTTCCAACTACAATAAGTTCTTCTGCATCTGTCCAGATCAATAAAACCCTGTCTCCTTCTGCTGTCTCTATTCCAGATAATACTAAATAATCATCGTCTGGTTCTGATCCTTCTGGGTAAGAATCTGGAAGAACGCCACCAGCTTTCATCGTTCCAAGTTCTGCAATAATATTTACTGCTTCACTGTTATTTCCCTTTGAAATCTGTTCGATCATCCGAATATAGTTTTTTCTTCCATCTTGCTTCATAACTAGCAATCTCCTTTAATAAAAAACAACGTCCATTGTTCCAGCGACACAGTCATGAGATATACTTTTCACTGTCTTGTTTCCCTTGATTCCAGCGGTACCACAATCAACATAGACTGTATCGCCTCGTTTGATCTTAGGATTACTGATCGCTGTCACTGTGTATTCTCGTTTGACTTTTGCACTTCTTTTAAGCTTATTTCGTGCCTGTTTCTTGACCTTAGACAGCTTTTCTTTTTTGTCCTTGTCCATAATATCTTGGATCGTACCAAACTTCGATGTATTCTTAGATAATGTTGCAAGTCTTGGAATCGAGTTTTTCTTCGACTCTCCATAAATTTTTATTTTGGTAACGATATCATCCATCGTTATTTTCAGTTCAATAGATATAACGTTCTTTCCTTCTTTCAATTTATAAATCGTCGCATTTTTGTTTGCATACTTTATAATCACAGTCGTTCCTTCAATCGTGAAAATATAACGGCTGGAAATACTTTTCTTTGCTTTGTTAAGCACGTATATAATCATATCTCCGATATTCTTCTGAACTGGCTTGATTCTTTTGTTTTTGATCGAGCCATAACTATAGCTTAATTTCAGTTTCCAAGCGGTACAGATTTTCTTTACAATCTCTTTTGTACTAAGTCCAGACTTATAATAAAAATAGTCCTGTGATTTCATCATATAAATGAGATAATCATACGCTGTAAACGTTACTTTCTTCTCGGTGTCTGTAACTCTGTCATTTTCCCAGATCACACCTCGAAATACTTCAAAGTACCCATTCCCAACATCGGCAGAAATATATAATCGGTCTGACGGCTGTATCAAGGTTGATAGTGTAGCCCCATTTTGAACGGCATTCATTACTGTTAAACTGACTTCTTTCGCTAACGAATCAGGATCATCGGAAATCGTTAAATCTAAAATAACTCGTGATTTAAAAAGATCATATTTCTTGCCGGATGATGTCTTTACCACGGCTTTATACTGCGGATTTGCCAAACTTGCCATGATTTATCCTCCTATCATCTTTAATAGTGTTTTATAATCTGCAACACCGTTTACTGTCAATTTATGTTTCCTTTGATAAGTCTTGACTGCCGCTACCGTCTTGGAACCATAGGTTCCATCTTGTTTGACTCCAACTACTTTTTGTACAAACTTTACGACTTGTCCTTTTCTTCCAGTCCTTATAGCAATTTTTTTCATTGCTGCTTTCATCGCAGAAGTCAACTTTTTATCTATTTTCAACTTCGAATAGCCATCTTTATTCATTGCTTTCTTTAATTCCTCAATTTTTGAATTAGAAACTGATTTATTACTTGAAACAGGAATTGCAAGCACCTGTCCTTTATAGATCGTGTATTTGCTGATCTTCTTTTTCGGATGTTTCTTGCGTTCCTTCTTGTTCCTTGCATCAATGAGTTTTTTATTGGCATTATAAATTAACTTGTACTTTTTACTCGATCCGAGATATTTCTTTGCAAGCTTACGCAACGTCTGACCTTTTTTTACCTTAACCTTTTTCTTTGTTACTTTGGTTGTCTTTCGCTTTCGTTTACTTGATGATACACTGATTTTCTCATAATCAATAAATCGGATTGTATAATAATAATCTCTTAAGCTTTTGATCGTAGAAACATACTGTGAGATCATCATGTCTTTATTGATCTTTGTTCCTGTAATACAGACATTTACCACTGTTCCATGCACTGTCTAGTAATTCAGCAACGCATCCAATACCGCTGGATCAGTCCACTTATGAACAAATTTCATACCTTTCCTTGATTCTCCCGGCAAGAAACTATCCCAGCCAAGCTCTGACAAGTTTTTACCATTCGGAACGTTGATCTGCCCGAATCTATAAATATCATACTCTGCAAATTTTCCATCAAGTGATGTTTCAATCTCTTCTGGAATCACTGGAAGCTGAATCTTTTGATTCGCTCCCTTTGCATTTTTACCAGTAATATATATGTCCATCACATAACCTCCGCTGTTCTGTTACTTGCTGTTGATCCTACAGCATCTGCAATCGCCTGCATGATTGTATCAGCAATCTCTCCTTTTGCGTTCTTAATATCATCTACGATGCTTCCACTGCCATTTACGCTGATCGTAATTCCGCCAACATTAATGACTGTCTGACTGCTTCCAGATGATGCCGTTGCTCCTGTCTTAGCTGAACCGCCAACAATTCCACCCTTGGCATGTTTTGTAACGCCTAAAATCTGCCCTGCCTGATTCCACAAGGATAATGCTCGGCTTCGATGTTTAGAAAGTGGAATAACCATTTCGTTTCCATCTTCTCCAAGCTCTGAAACGATATGTCCTCTTACCAAGCTACCTTTCGCATTATGAAAGAACTTCCCATTTTTCGGTAAGGCTGTCTGCAATTTCGGTGCGGATGATGTCTTTTTGCTTGTTTTCTTTTTACCAGATTTTGAAGAACCGCTATTACTTAGATAACTTCCACTAGTAATACTTTTGATCGCACTTGCTTGTGCAGCGGTCGTACTTGCTGCGGATGCAATCGTTGAGGCTGCGGATGCTAAAGCACCTGCAAGTGATAATGCGGAACTTCCAGCACTTTGTAAGTTGCCACCAGCTGCAAGCGACATAGAACCCATCGTTCCCAGCATTCCTCCAGCTGTTGCGGACATTCCACCTAAGCTGCTGACTTTTCCACCAGCTGCATTCGTAGCACCTGAAAAAATCTTTGTCGTCTTTGATCCAACATTCGTTTGTTTTGTGTTTTTCTTATTCTCCTCGTAAGCTTTCTGTACGGAACTTGCCAGCTCTTTGTATTTTGCTCCTTTTGGATTAACACTGCTAATACTGTCTTTACTGTATTTCCAATATTCCTGACTCTTTGCCGTCATAGAATTACTGTTTTTCAGTGCATTCTTTCGGCTGGATACAAACTTTCTAAGGGAGTCGCCGAACTTATTTCCTTTTGTGATTGCACCAATTCCACCAATTCCAGCACCAATCAAACCACCAGCAAGAGTTCCAATAACTGGGACTGCTGAACCGATCAGTGCTCCTGTTGCTGCTCCACCTCCGACTAATCCAAGTTTCGTACCACCCCTGTATGCTTCTTTCTTCTTAGTAGCTGAATCCTTTGCAGTTACTGCATTATAAATATTACCGGCAGCACTTCCAATACCGGCAATTCCTAAAGCTCCACCTAATAAAGATGCACCTCCAACGGCTGCTGCTCCACCAGCGGTCGCTGCACCTGATCCAAGTTTTACGCCTAGATTTCCAAGCCATGCTTTCCATCCAGTGGCAGCTACGGTTTCTCCATTTTTCAACATGACACCAGAACCGCCTAAACCAAACAAGCCACCCGGTGTCCTTGTCGGTCCAGATGGTGTTTTCGGTTCAGTTTGTTGCATTTTTCGCTTTACGCTTTCTGGTAACCAGATTTCTTTATTACCTGTCGGATTTCCGTTTCCAATTCCTCCGTTCACATTTACAACTGCCGCTGACACATTGATTGTTCCAATAGAATCTCCCAAAGGATTTGTTTTCCCTCCACCTCCAGAACCGCCAGTGATCAGATCGTATAGACTTTTTCCACCTTTAAACAGCTTTAGCCCTCCAGATAATCCAAGAAATCCAGCTAAATAATCTTCGATACCAGCTTTATCTCCGCCTGGTAACAGATCCTTAAGAGATTCCTTGAACCAGTTTCCACCAGCTTTTGCAATATCTTTTCCAATCCCTGTAATCTTCTTTACGATTGCTGGTTTTCCTTTGGAATCCCACCAGTTCGAAAAAGGATTGGCGATCAACTCATCCCATGCAATACTAATCTTGCCACCGATTGAAGCATTTTGGAATTTTGGCATACTAATAAGATCGTCGATCTTATCTCCAGCCTTTTCAAGTCCCTTGAATACAGATGTACTTGCATACTCTCCAAGTTTTTCAAGTGATGTTCCAGCTTCTTTTAGTTTTGCATCGGATTTATCAAGATAGTCTGCAAATTCTCCTAAACCTTTCGTTGCTCCCTTCTGGAGACCTTTTCCCCATTTAGAAATAATGTTTATGTCGAACGTATCTTTAATATTTGACATTAATCCAGAAACCGTCGAATTAGATGTTTTGTCCATCATTCCGTCAAATTCTTTCAGCCCATTAAGGATTGTCTTAACTGCTTTGTCTCCACTGATTTCGCCATTTTGAGACATTTCTCTGATCTGGGCTATGGATTTACCCTCTGCATCAGCAAGATACTTCCATGCGTTTATACCGACATCTGTCAGCTGATTCATGTCCTCTGCGTTCAATCTTCCGTTTGTTTTCATCTGACCTAAAGCTCTGGATACACGAGAGATACCCTCTTCTCCAGCTCCAAGTGCTGCGGATGCATTACCAATCTTTTTCAGATCCGGAATAATGTCTTTATCAGAAAATCCATAAGCCAACATCTTTTGAGCGTTTGATACTACAGCTGATGTGTCAAATGGAGTATCAGATGCAAATTTCTTCGCACTATCCATAAACTTCGTAGCTTTCTTTTTAGATTTCAGCATTGTTTCAAAGCCAATTTGATATGTCTGAAATTCGTCTGCTAATGATACTGGATCAGCTATCAATTTCTTTGTAGCAATTCCAGTCATAACTCCACCAGCCAAAGTTTTTAGTGAAAATATAGAATTCTTGATCTTAGATATAACACTTGGGATTTTTTTGATCTGACTTGTTACCTTGTCATCGATTTTTAGGACTGCTGAAAAAGTCTTTCTACCAAAACTCATACCAGCACTCATAGCTTTTTTGATCCCTGCTGTTGCAGTGTCTTTTAATCCAAGTTTTGGAGTCCAGGTCTTTTTACCGAGCCCGTCTCCCTTTTTACCAAACTTATCGAGGACTGGACTTGCTTTATCTTCAAGCCCTAATTTGGGCTTTACACGCTTCTTTCCAAGCTTGTCCATCTCTCGTGATGCTTTCTCTGCATTCTTCCCTGTTTGCTGTAGGCCAGAAGATGCATGGTCGGAATATTCCGATACAACATCGATCACAATTTCTTTGTTTGCCATTTATGCATCTCCTCCTTCCATAGCTTTTAAAATTGCTGCAAAAATAAAAGCCCTCTCTCCTTCAGGAAGATCAAGGGCTTGTGATGGTAACATTCCAGTCCGTAAATAATTTTCTGCAAGCATAGAAGCTAACGGACTGGATTCAATTAGTTTTTTGCGTAGTCAACTACACTAACACCGCCTCCAGATAAGTTATCAATAGCATCGCTGACAGCTTCAAGCTCTCCAGCTGTTAACACCTCTTTGATAATTTCGTTCTGTGTCATAACCATATGACCAGCTTTCTTTAATCCTTCTTTCAGCGCTGAATTATCCCAGAATTTCTTTCCGTCAGTCGCTACTGTTGCAGTGTAAATCTTCCATGCCATGTAATCAGCTGTACTTACTTCTTTCTCAACGAGAGGAAGTGAAGCTCCGCCTGGGTTTGCCATATAAGTTGTAGCTTTCTTTCTACACTGTGCAATTTCATCGAAAGATAATGGTCGGACATTAAATTTAAACAATGTCTGTCCATTTCTTGTAATATTCAATGGCTGCTGTATTTCTGTTTTATACTCTGCGGCTTTTAAAAGACCCGTGATCAGATCCATTTCATTATCTTCGGTTACTGTAACATTTGTTTCTTTCTTTTCTGCCATTTTATTTTCCTTTCTTTATGCTGCTAATGATTTAATGCAGTCTGGTACGCTGTTAACAATGAACTGCATCTGTCTCTTAATAACCTCTCCAGGTTTAACATCCAGAATATTTGTATCTCCGTCAAGAATACATTCATCCAGTAAGAATTTGCTTTCCCCACCTTCAAGCGGTTCTGTTGCACCACCTTGGAGAGAAAAAATAGGGAATTTTCCACTTTTAATTGCATCTAAGATTGGAATAATTGTAAGATCATCCCTCACAACAGCTTCTGTAAAAGATGCTGTGAATTTAACACTGTCCGGAACTCCATACGTCTGTACATCTCCAGCCGGATGAAAATCTACATTAGAAACATTCATCCCGATAGAAAACTCTTCCACGGAAGCAAACCAGATAGATTCTCCATCCACAGTAATGTATAGTTTTCCATCCTTTCCAGTCATTAATTTTCTTGTATCAAAGCCTTTTCCACTCATCTATAACACCTCCCTACTGAGCAATATATTGAAACTGATAAGTTAAGTAGATTTTTTCCATACTGTCAATGTCATCGACACTAACAATAAAGTTTGCATAATCAGCTGCATGAGGGTTATTCGTATCCTCATAAAATTCATAAGTATCTAAGATTTTTCCTTCTCTGTTCATCTGAGCCAGAACCTTCTTGGCTTCCTGAATCACATTATCTATGCCAACAGAATCATTATTAATTCGTCCGATCAACGGCTCTAACGTTCTATTGATACGATCAAAGACCTCATATCGAACAGCTGTACGTTTAATCTTTTTCCAACCTTCGTCATCGTTTTCGTTAAGGACTGTATAAGTATTAACACCACTGTCAAACCATACCTGTCCTTCCTGACCTTCTGACAGTAACAGTAATCCAGCATTGATCGCCTCAATGTACTGTTCATTTGTAAGTTGTTCAATGCAGGAATCTGCATCCGGAATCTCTGTATGTACAATTGATTTAGATGACTCTTTACATCCGATCACACCAGCCTGAACAGCAGCTGAAATATATTCTTCCATTCTGTCTCCAGACGTATCGTAATATCCACTTCCGACATAAACAAAATAAGGTGCGTTGTAAGATTTTGCGTTCATCATTCTCTCTGCTAGAGATTTATTCGCTTCTTCTCCTAATACACAGATTCCTAATGCCCCGTTGTCATGAATACGATCCATATATGTCTTCGCTAATGCCTTTACGTCAGAATCAACTGTATCAAGCACAAGCACATTCCAGGAATACATTTCAAATGCATTAAAGGCATTACTGTAGTCTTCTGTTTTTACAGTCGGTGCAGTTCCACCAGCTAAAGCCTGTTGTGTTACTGTCTGCATAATTCCAGATGCTTCTGGAACAAGTTCTGCAGACAGGTACTTGCTGTCTTTCATCGCTTCTACCAGATTTGTAGCTTCATTGACTCCAGATCCGGCAGCAAAGCTTACTTTTTCTACTAAAATTGATCCGTTATATACAGAGCATTCTTTTGTGTTTTGATCTCCAAGCTTCTGTTTTACAGTTACAGAAAACTTCAATGCTGTTGGATACTTTGTTTTCAGAGTAACCGCATTCGTCGATGTTGTTGTCTGTAGCTGTAAGCTTCCTTCTTTTCCACCAGTGCCAAGGCGATATACATACACTGTATTCGCTCCAGCTTCAAATAATTTTTCTGCTGCATCAATTGTTCCGCTATTCATATACAGAGCGTTCAGATCAGTTTTAGATGTAATTTTGCTCACTTCTCCAATCGGTCCAAAGTCTGCATGAACAGGAATGCAGAACACTCCATTCATTGCGGATACAACACTACTTCTTGTAATCTGCTCATGTCTTCTATAGACACCAGCTCTTACCTTTTTTTCTCCTTTTAAGAATAATCCAGACAAGTTTTACACCTCTTTTCTTCTGAATGTATTTACAAGTTTCTGTGCAGCACTCTCAGTTGCTTCAGACAAACCTGACTGTGCAAATGCTGCTCTGATAATATCCTCTGTTGTATCTAACACCTGAGGGTTTTCAGCAAATTCATCGACTGTATAAGTAACTTCTTGTACAGCTTTTGTTTCTTCTTTCTTTTCTGCCATTTCTTCCTCCTAATTTATATTTAGACCATTCATTTTTTGACTGTCTTTGATTTCTGTTAGCTTTCCATATTGTCCACGAACTGTTACCTGTCCATCTCTTAATACGTCAAGCTTCGTACTATACTGCAATTGATTCACAAAAAAAGGAGATCCATCATTCATTCTGAATCTCTCTTTTTCCTGTAAATTCTGTAGCAGCTCCATGATCATCTGATCTGATTGATTATCCGATTCAGAAATTACATGAACTTTCATTACTGCCATCTGCCAGGTACAAGCAGCTGTGGATGGGAATGTTCCTGGTTGCAGTGAATCAAGCCTTACATATGCAGCAATATCTTCGGGCCCTGGTTTCCAGATTTCTTCAAGATCTGTACTATTAATCACTGTTACATTCCAATTATCAGCAAGATGCTTTGCAAGTGAATTAACTGGATCAAGTGGCTTATATGTATGTTTCTGAAAAGCATATGCATCAAAAGATAATACTGCTCCACATACCTCTACATCATCTTGTCCTTCTAATTTTTCTTGAAAGGATTCTGTATTTCTCCATACAAGAGAAATCGTTGTTTCTTCATCACTCAGAAAAACACCTTCAAATGCACTTTTTAAGGCTTTTTTTGCTTTAAGTAGGTTATTATATCCGCCTGCCGTAAAAAGGAACGCTAGGGCTATCTGCATTGTTCCAGACACCTTTCTTTCTGGATCATCTTTCAGATTTAATCCATATATGATCCGTCCATACTGATTTCCTTCCCATCCTCGATCCGAATCATCTGGTGCCTGGTCATTAAAAATCGCTGGACTGTCATCGTATGTGGCTAATCCAGCAATATCTAAACTGTTTAAATACTTATATACAACATTTTTCATAGAGTTACCTCAAAATCGGATCCGTAGATTTCTTCAATCTGCGGTCCAGCTTTCTTTTTAATCGGATCAATAAAAGGTCTGCTTGCCATCTTCTTTGTACCACCTTCCAGCCACTTTGCATATTTAACGTTGCTCTTGATTCGACTTGTAACTCTGTTTCCTTCAATCAAGGTTTCATCGTTCCAATCTTGACGTAAATGTCCAGATTGTGGTGCTGGTGTCTCTCCTGGTGCTGATGATCTGTTCGGAAGTCGTTTGTACTTTCTTCCAGAACCACCCTTTGACAGCACTTCAAGCTCAACATTCCTAAGAGTGTTTGTCGCTAATGCACCTTTTCGCATCATCTCTCTTTTAATACTTTCATCAAGATTTTTTGTACAAGCATCAAATTCTGCCCCAACGTCTCCCATTATGCATCGTTCCTTTCCAGTACATAGTAGATTGCAAATTGTCCTGTTCCAGCTGGATCTTCCGTGCCTTTTACAATAAATCTGCGATTATCCAGCTCTAGAATGTCATTTTTTCGAACATTTACAACTGGATGGTAGGATACGATCGTATGACTCACTGGATTCTGGTTTTGATCCCAGAGTTTTAATGTCTTCACATCTGCTTCGGCAAGGATTCCATCTATGATCACGTCCTTTGTTTTCTCTTCGCTTGCTTTTATAATCATTCCATCCTCAGCTCTGCTCCTTTTTTGTCTAATTACAGAAAAAGAATTCATATACTGATGAGGTCTTCCAAATGCTGGCATCTTCAAAATCGTCCACCTCCTGGATGGTTCATCATGCCGATGTAGAAATATTCTTGTTTTTCATTCTTGTACGGCTTAAGAGTAGCTCCAGCATTTGATGTTGCAATTTCTTTTTTTAGATCATCGTATAGCTGTTTCCAGAAATTCATACGATTCCCAAAGTCAAAAGAGACTGGACCAACACTGTTGTCTACGTCCTGTCCGTACTTAAACATCATATGCTCTAGCAATTTGAGTTTTGCCATTTTGAAATTTTTCGGATACTGCTCTAAAACAGCTGCGATTTCTTCATCAGCTAATGCCGCAGACATTCCGTTTCTGGACACATCTGTATCAGCTAACTCGAACCTCATTTTCATAACGTCATCGGTATTAATCGATTCAGGGTAATAATTATATGTCATTCTCCTCACCGCCTTCCGGCTGGTCAATTTCTTCTGCTACCTCTGTTTCCTGGCTAACATCCGTAACAACAGATAAATCAGCAAGTCTTGTTTCAACTGCTGCCTTAATTCCTTTTCGGGAATCGATCTCATGTAACAGCTGTAAGACCGGTGTATCTTCCTCTGTCATGGTCGCAATTTCAATTTTTGCCTCATCCATTGTTTTCTGGATAGTTGCAAAGAACTGTAATAACTGCTGTGTGTTCACTGCAAGCTCGTGCTTTGATTGTAATAACGGAATTGATAAAGTGTTAGGGTTAACACTTAAATCTTCTGTATACGCTTCGTTTGCACTCGCTACTTCTGCAATATGTCCAGACTTTTTAAGGAAAAGAGAGCGTCGTTCATCTACGACACCCTCTGGAACAATTTCTCCGACCTTATACTGCCTACCGCCAAATTTGACTGGCTTTAATGCAACATAATTCATACTAAGCACCTCCTACTCAGCTACACATCCTGTTAAGAATGTTGCGAGATCATCGGAAGTTTTCTTCATATCAGTTGCCATAAGTCCTTCGATGAACTCTGTATGTGTTCCACCTTCTCCGTCAAATTGTGATGTAGCCATCCACTGTCCGTTTCCTAACATATCCCATGTATAAATGTATCCGGCGGATGGTTCTTCCAAAGATACTTCTTTTGGTGCATAAGTCATTAATGCACTGCTGTCGTCAAAGACAAACTTCATATCGGCTTTCTGACCGATCTCTGCTGCATTGTATGTTGAATATAATACTTTAACCTCTTCAAACCCAAGGACCGCTGCAATTACCTGTTCGTCTACAAGTGCTGGGTTTGGTGTTGATCCTGAACCAACAACTCGATCTAAGAACTGTGGATGATTCTTGATCGCTTTAAATGTCTTATATCCTAAGCATAATTTGTTTGGTAATCTACGTCCGTTTAAAAGCATTTCCTGTTTCATATCGTCAAACGCACCTACGATATCAGCGTTGGCATCGTCGAAACGCACGAACTGTTTAGATGTTGAAGCTGTCGCCTCTCCAGTCTTAACATTTCCCCATGCATCAGCATTGAAAAACTTGTTTGCAAAGATCATATCAAGATGTAAATTCATTTGCTCTGAAATCTGTCTTACCTTTGCACGTCTTGGATCAATCGTCGCTGGTGCTCCTGTTCTCTGGTAATCAAGAGATGTGATATTATCTACTCCAACGATAACCTGATCTACATCGCATTTGTAAGTACCGTCTGAATGAGAGAATACAGCTGGTTCTACTTTGCCGTATTTAGGCTTTCTTCTTACCTGATCTTTTGCAATCTCTTCCTTGTTGAAAATATAGTAATTTCCTGTACTTGCCTGCACTGGTAGGATCGGAAAGATACTTGGTGCAACATTCATTCCCGGTGCCTGAAAATATGACATTGCCATATTTGTTAAGTAATAGTTAGGTTTCCATCCTTTCGCAATATCAACTGCGATTGCTGCTGCGTTATTATGTCCTGTGCTCATTTATTCTATTCCTCCTTTATTTACGCTTCATATCCAGCATGGATAATCGCAACTCTTACGATATCCCCTTTTGCTGTTGCCGATGCAAGTGCCATAGCTAAAATGTACTGCCCTGTGGTTGCCTTCTGACAAAATCCCTCTGCATCTACAGCAAGGAAATCTCCAGAATCAAACGCTGCACCAGCGGTCCACATACCCTGATTTCTGATCTGAACAGTAATATCATCGCCTTTGGCTACTGTCTCATTTTCAAGGACCGCAATTCCTGTTGCTTTCTTTCCAGCTTCAGGAAGTTTTGCTCCATCTTTTGTTAATAAGACTGCTGCAGCTGTTTTAAGATTTTCTCCAGCTGTAGCAACGATCACTGGGCTATCATTGATCGGATTGTATTCATATGTTCTGTTTGCCATCTTCTCTGTACCTCCTTTCCTATTTGTCGAACATTGCTCTTAATTCAGGATCATTCTGCATAACGATATCCTGTGCCTGTGCATCAGTAAGGTTCGGCATAGACTTTTTGATCTCTGCTACCTTTGCGTTCATCTTTGCAGCACCTTCTGTATCATCATTTCCTGTGTGTGCTCCACCAGACTTACCGATCTCCTCAAACAGACCTGATTTCTGAATTACTGCAAGATTGTTATCCATGGATGCAATGAAGTTGTTATACGCTTCATCGGATGTTGCTTTCATGGATTTCAGAACTGGCACTAAGTCCGCTGCTTTTGTTCCTAAGAGTTCATACTTCTTAGCAACTTCTTCTAAGGACTTCTGTTCTGCTTCTTCTGCTCTCTTCTGGATTGGTTCCATGATCTTCTTCATCATAGAAGTGAAGTCCTTTGTAACACCTTCCATTGCTTTATTCACTGCTTCCTGAACCTGTCCATCAATATCAGCTCTTTTTGCAGTATCCTCTTTTTTTGCATTTGCATCATCCTGTAATGCTTTTAATGCTTCTTTCTTTTCTTCCTCTGTCATGTTTGAAATATCAAATGCCATTTCATTCTCCTTTTCTTTTTTTTCTTTGTTAATAGTTTCAGGATCGCAAGATTTCTCAATTACCTCTTGCATTTTTGCGATCTCAAAATCATCCGCAACAACAGTATCTTCTTTGTCTGTTGCTGCACGTTCTAATTTGATCCAAGACTTGGATGCATCATCCGAAAATGCCTTAAACTGATCAATGCTCTGTGCGATTGCTGCCTGTTTATCCTCACACTCTTTATCGAGTAAGATTGACACGATCGACTGTTCCAGAGAGTTACAAGCATTCCATATCTGATCCCTTACGTCATAGATCTTTTTTTCGTTCATTACATCATCAAAGGATGTTGCTTCATCTTCCATGGACTTTCTGACTTCCTCTGAATTTACTCCCAGGCTGTCACAAAATGCATTAAAGAATCGCTTGAAAAAGTTTCCCTTCGGCTCTTCTGCACCTCCTCTCTTTTTAATCAGGATATTTGCTTTCTGATCTGCTCCGATATCTACTGCATCGATCTTTTTTACTTCCAGATCTTCCAGCTTTGTCTTTCCTTTTGTTTTCATGTTTCCTCCTTTCTAACGACACTTTTTCGAGTTTCAAAAACGCAAAGTGCATTTTCAAACACAAAAAATAGACCAATTTGCATTTTTTACAAAATGGTCTATTTTCATTTCAGATTTCACTTAATTTTAGAATAAATTTCAGTTTCTCATTTCAGATTTCACTTCCTCAATGATATTCTGAATCTTTCTTTTATAATTCTTATTCCCTGTCAGTCTTATGTGACTTTCCAAAGTTCTTAGATTTCTGGATGTTGGAACTCTTCTACGTTCCACGTTCTTCTTGATTGCGATCGCAACTCTTTTATTCCTACAGTGCGTATGATGCAATTCAAAGCAATCAGGATTGTACACGATCCATTCATCCTGTCGGTGTGATTTCTTAATCTTAAGAATGCGATCATCTCCTAGTTAATTCCTTGCCACGCCTGTTGCAGCAAAAATCCTAACAGTTCCCAGATCTTGTTTTTGATCCTTCCCATGCAAATATCTTTGCCGATCTTTTCATCGTAATTCTTTGGATCAACACACGAAGATGATTCTACAATATCAAACCCATTTCTAAGTACACAACGAACAACTGTTGTTGTCTCTCCCATCGTGATTGTCTCCGTAGATGCAATAAAATCATCGACCATTTCTGGTCCGATACTTACTCCAGATGGAAGATTTTTATTATCATCCACTTTCATATATGCTTTCTCAAAAACATCTTTCGGAGACCATGATTCGTACCCATCTGGGTATACAACCTTGTATCCTGTGATTTCCTTTGTGATCAGATTTCTTTCTGGTTCTGCCTGAATCAATTTTGCACCGATATATTTGTCCATCATTCTTCCTCCTCGACTTCAATACGTTTCGCTTTGCCCTCAATACTGAACATCGTATAAGTTCCGTCTTTGATCTTTGCCCATACTTCATCGTCTGTGATATGGAAACCAACCCACCAGCCTTCAGGCAACGTACCCTCCTCTATACCGAGAGTTTTCATCTTTTCCTTAGTGAATATAATACTCTCGATTAAAACGCCTGCACCGCCTCGCTCGTGCATCTCTCCGGCTTCACGATAGAACTCTACATAGGTATATGCTGTCTGTTCTAATTCTTCTGTGTCAATTAAATCATTCTGACGATCAACCAGCTGATTTCCATTCTCATCGACTGCAATCTTAGCCCATCCAAAGACGTACTGCTTTTCTTCGTCCTTTTTAGTAATATCTACTCGATTCAAGGACTTTCGTATACTGTCCTGTGTCTGTGCTGGGGATCGTATATAATCGTTAAAATATCTCATGCTTCCTCCTTCTTATACAGCCGATCAAAGTCATTCTTACGAACTACATTTAATCGACCGACTGAATCTTTTACAACATAGTCTCCTATTCTTGCAACAAGTCTGCTGCCTTTATATTTCCGTGCATTAAAATAGATCGTACATCCAATAACGGAGATTGCTCCGTCACGCTGTGCACGATCTATCATAATTTCTTCGGTATTCATTTTCTTAGCAAACCAGTCAGGGGCGATCATATCAATATCAGGTGTGATCTGCACTGCCTGAACTGTCTGCTCTATTGCTTTGTACTTCATCATTCTTCTTTCTTTGCATATCGTCCAGTTCCCTTCGTGTGATGAATTCCATCACAAATCATCATTGTAGTTTCAAGCATTCCTAATGGTTCAAACTGTCTACGGATGTTTCTTGGAATTGTCTTGTCCTTTAACCATTCATGCATATCGTCTAATAATTCAAACCATTCTTTCTCGTAATGAATACTTCCTTCTTTCTTTGCTTTATTCATCAAATCATCGAATCTTTTTGTCAATTCAATATGTTTTTCCATTTTCCAAAACCTCCATCCAGTGCGATACTTTCTGATAATCTTCAATATTTCCTGATAGCATCATTTTATCATAGATCATATTGTTCAACCAGTCGTATCTATCTGGCAATGGAACAGAGATAAGGTTTATTGCAAAATCATAATCATTTTCAAATAACCCGACAACTTTATTTATATACCTCAATGCATCTGTTATATGATCGTACTGTGATCCAAGAATTTGTATATTCTCTTTCTTGCTAATCTCCTGTGCTGCAAACTGTACTGATCCTTCTTCTACATTTCTATACTGATCTAACACTTCCTCTCCATATTTTGTGACAGATCTAGCATGAAGTTGTTCATGTAACAGAATGTGCGGTGCTGTTTCATGCCTGGTTATAATATCCCCATTCCACTGGATTCCATAAATACCAGAATTATCATCGACTACGACCTTTCCACTCCAGGAGTTTTCAAGATCAAGATGTTTATCTGCGATCTCTGACATTTTACTAGCATAAGTTTCTATTTCTTCTGTAGTGTACTCTCTCAGTTCATCATCTTCTGCTTCATACGCTGCTGCCATAGATTTTGAATCGACATACATCACACAGCATTTACACCTCGGATGCAGTGGCGGAAGCAACTTTCCTGGAGTGAATTCTTCGTCCATTCCAACAACTTTGCCGTTCAGTTCTCTACATGTGCTGCATGTATTCTCACTGTCCGTTGCAGACCATTTTTTATCCTGTGGTGGCAATATGCCTTGATCGACAAGATTCTTTATATGCTGATATCTGCCATACTCATATGCAAACGCTCTTTCGGTCTGTGCGATCGTCTTTGCTCTTTCTCTGAGCTGACGTTCTGCATACTTCATCTGCTTGTCTCTTGCCATCTGTTCAATCTTTTCTGGCTTTGTTCTTGGGTGTTTCTTCTCCAACTCTGCCTTGATCGTCTCATAATACTTCATAGCTGCCTGAGTCTGTGGCTTTGTTAAACCAATACAGGGACGGATAAACCTTGCAAGCTCATCTGTTCCCATATGTTTTCTTATTCCGATATCGATCATTGACTGAATTGCATCTTTCTGTACTCTTGTACAATTCGTTACAAGCTCAGCTGTGTGATTTTCCAACCAATCAGATACCGCCCAATGATCTGCATCAAATTTATATCCAATGTCTATTCCTTTGTGCTGGTTTTGATTTTTAGCACCAGCTTTCATTGCTTTAACCATCTCTGGTGCAATCTTATCATGAACCAGTTTTGAATAATCCTGTTGCCATTCTTCTACAGATTTCTTGGAGATCACACCAGCCTGAATAGCTTCTCGGATCTCTTTAAATGTAAAAACCGTCTGCTGATCCTTCCAATACCTGACCAGCAAGCGTGTTAATTCTGGACTGCTGCTATTAAGAAACCTCTCTAATGCTTCTTTCACATCATTTGGCTTCATCGATCCACGCTTCTTAACCTTTCGGAATAGGAACATATAATCAGCTCCTTCCTAATCGTTTCTTGGCTTCCTGGACCTTCCCATCATCTTCGGCAACGTCCTGATTGTTCTCTGGGTGTACATTATTTCCCTGTGATCCAAGATCGTTTGTCTGCTGATCTTCTCTGTCAGGATCAATAAACCTTTCATCGTCAGCTACCTTTGGCGGCAAATTAGCGGCTTCTCGAATATATGTTTCCAATTCGTCGTCTGGAATCAATACACCAGTGCCAACCATCGTCTGGATGTACTGTGCTAATTTGTTCATGTCGATCTTTTCAATATCGCCGTGAACCATCTTCGGGTAGTCTGTGATCCCCTTGAAATGTTCTCCGTTTAGATCAATTAATCTTGGGATCGCTTGGTTATTAAACGCTTCACAGATAATGTCAAGGTATGATCCAATCGCTACAGCAAATAGCTCTGTCTTATCATCGGACAATGCAAATGATCCAGTGTGTTCATGCCCCAACAGAATAAAATCCGCAAGCGTTGTCATTGCTATGCGGCTATCATAACGCTTTATGATCTCGTTCGTATCAATTTGTCTGCTTCCACCTGTGGAAACAAGCTCAAACTTGAATCCCGGTGGTAACACAATACCAGCACTCTTGTCTTGTCGGATGTTTCTTACCAAACTATTTGCCCATGCCAACATTCTTGATCCTTCCGGATCATCTGGATTGTACAGGTCAACACCTTCCGGCGGTGTAACCATCGGTATACCAGCGAGATCTCTTTCAATCCCGATCCCTTCAAATTCCTGAATCCCTTTTTTAAAGTACCAGGAACGATAAGCATTTCTCAGGATACTCCTTCCTTCTGGATTTCCTTTTCTGGATCGGGTTCTGAAATGGATTGCCTTTTCCAGCGGAATCGTATAAAGTCCAAAATTTGGCGGTGGCATCTGCGTCATGCCGATAAGATTGTCTTCATCGTCATACTCCCATTGATACAACGAATCCTGTGATCGGATAGGAAGCTTTCTCCATCCGATTAAACCATCATCATATTTGCTGTTCGTCTTAGGATTTCCTGTCCGCCCTGATCTCCTCTTATATACGATCTCATGATACGACCAGCCGTATGTAAGGAATGATAGGATTTCAGAGACTGTATCAGTCCATGTGTTCTGCATATCATTCATGCAAGACTCAACAAACTCTGCTACCTCTATGTCCTTTTGATCGTCTCCCTGTGGCTCTACGGAAAACTGTGCCTGTCTAAGCAATGTATCTAACGCAAATATGATTGCTCCAATCACATCATCGTTAGATTCCATTTCTGTATATACCTTTACTCCTCGTTGTCCTCTCAGCTCTGGGAGAAATTCTTCGTAAAAGCTACCGCCCCACCGATTTTGACCGATGCGACCTATTTCATCATACAATGCTATTTCACCTCCAGTAACTATCTTTTGTTCCAACATCACTTCCTGGAACACTGATTGGTTTAATTTTGTTTCTGTAGCAAGATAAAACAACAGCATCTGCTCGGTCCGGAGACTCTCCGATGCGTTCTTTCATTGCTTTTTTTGATTCTAGTCGTATCTTCCCTGATGAACTAAGATCATATTTTCTCGCACTTAATTGTGCGATAAGCTCTGTATCATTTGGTAATACTGCTTCTTTTTCTTCTAACATATCTCTTAATATGGACCATGCATAAGATGTGATATCATGATATTTTTCTGCTGCTTTCTTGTCTGGAACGGCAGCAGAAAAATTAACCGGAACGATAACTACACCAGATAGCTTTCCTTCCGATTTTAATTCATTCAAACGATCTGTTACTCCTCCACCAAGACCAGTATCATCTATGATCACATATATTGTTTTTTTATATTTAAACTTTTCCTTGATATTCCTACACTCTACAACAACATCTCCTACAGTTTTCATTAGATCTTGACCATGCCTAATCTTTTCTAGTGTGATCTTGTTATTCATATTTCTTGCAATCACTGTGTCATCATCACCAAAACGGGCCACATCGACTCCCAAAGTGCAAATATCAGCTGGTGGTATCTCTTCCAGGATGATCGATGCTTCCAACATTTCCAAAGGCATATAAACATCATCATCCTGTTTAGGAAACAATCCTTTTACTCTGACTCTGACAACATTACTTTCTTCTCCATATTTCCTGATCAGAGAATCAATGTTGTCCTTATTAGTTCTTTTAGACTCTGCGGAGTTTACAGTGATGCAATAATATAATTTACGATCCGATGTATGGCTGTCGTAAAATGTACCGCTTGCTTTTGTCGGGTTTCCACAAAGTAGCAATTTATTATTTGATCCTGTCAGAGTACCTAAGATTGCTTCCATGATCGGATCTGCAACACCAGAAGCTTCATCAACGATAAATAGCATATTATCCTCATGGAATCCTTGCATATTTTCTGGAGTGGTTGCTGTTCTCGCTACTGCATACCAGCGTTCTTTACTGCCGATCATAGATATTTTTGTTTTGGTCCATTGCAGTATTTCTTTTAATAACGGAGAATTGCTCTGCCATTTTGAAACTTCTGCCCATAAGACATCGTTCAACTGATGAAGTGTCGGGGCTGTCGCAACAACTCTTGCATTTTCAAAGCAACTTAAGAACCACAGCAGTGTCGCAGCCTCAAATCCCGTCTTCCCAACACCCTGTCCAGACTTTATTGTTACCTTAGGATTATCCTTTAAAGCGACAGCAGCTTCTTTTTGCCATTCATCAGGATAGAACGAAAGAACCTCTTCAAAAAATTGAACTGGGTTCTGCTGCCATTGTGGGAGACTGTCAACTAGGAAATCATGTAGTTCTTTATTCATCTGATCCCCTCGCTTCTTTCACTGCTTCCATCCAAGACATCACAGCATCAGTCTCTTTAGATGTTCCTGTGTTTGCTTTAATCTGTTCGATTTTTGCTCTCTGTTCTGCTGTTGCCATATCCATATGGTCTGTTAGCCATTGCAAGGCTTTCATTCGATCTGCTAGCTTGATGCTCAGTCCATCTCTCCCTTGCTTGACTTCAGATATAATCGTCCCATCTACAGCAGAAGAATCCTTGACTCTAACATAATTTGTTTTCTGTTTCAGAATTTCCTTTTCTCCTGTTTTTGGATTTTCTATCTTGACAGGTCCGTTCATTCCTATGAGCGGAATTTCTTCTGTTCCGAACGAAACATAATCTGTAATATCAGAAAAAGCAATGTCCATATATTTTTGAAATATGTCCTCTTCGGTTAGAAATTCTCTGTTGAGTCTGCCTTGCTTAAGACTATTGATTTCATTTTTTATCTGAGCATTTCTGAGTGTCTTATATCCATTTGCCATAGCTGTTTCATAACTACATTCATATGCCTTCTGATATGCCTTTGTAGCATTAAAACACCTCACATAATAGATGCAAAAAAGCCGCTGTTTATCAGTCAATTCGTCATTTTTCATAACCTTATCAACTTCTTCAACAACGGCTTTCTTTTTTATATTTTTTTTCGGTTTGGAGTACTCCGTATTTGTTTGGAGTACTCCGTTCAATTTATCATTCCATTTATCTTTGCATTTCCATCCACTTATCGTTTTTTCTGATACATTAAGCTTCTTGGATATTTCTCTGTTTTGGATTTCTCCATTATGCTTTTTATAAATTTCAAAAGCTCTATCTCTATTAGGGTCTCTTGCCCTTGGCATATCACCACCTCTCATTCGTTTGTTGTTTTACATAATATTCTTAATAAAAAAAGAACTCCCTATAAAACCATAAGGAGCTCAAGATAATGTGATTAAATTTTTACAGCTATAATTTTAACATATATATATTGTAATTACAATGTACTTATTTTGTAATTGAATATCGATATCAATCACTCACGAAATCCCTTAATTCCGTCAATTCCAAAGATTAGAGAGGATAATTTTTGTATTACAATATGTATGTCTTTATAAATAGTTTCTTTGGAACAATGATGTTTCTTTGCTAATTTACTTACTGAACTCTTCTCTGGTGCAATATACATTTGGTAAATTACATCATATTGTCTTTGGTCAATACAATTGCCAGCTTTAGCATACATTTCATATATTTCCAACATTTTTTCAATATGCTGGACCATGATTGCAGTTCTAGTTGCACTTCTTCTGATAGAATCAACAATGATATGATCATCATATACATTCATCATTGTGTCTAAGATATCTGCTGCACTTTCTTGCATCTGTGTTTTTCCATAAATAGATTCTTCTGCATTACATTTTAATTCTCTATAAGTGGTTAATAATAATTTTGTATTATGCAGCATTTTATTTGATTGTCGTTTGATCTGATGTGTTCTTTCTTTCTCAACCTTGTCAATAGCTACTTTGGCCGCATTTTCAGATGATATTACAATAATCTTTTCTAACATATCTTTTGTTAATATAATTGCCTGTTCTGACATACTTGCGCTCCTCCTCTATTTCATTTATAATGATTTCACATAGTTTTTATTTGGGAGTTGCGCAAGCACTCCTATTTTTTATTCTTTATCATTCCACTGTAATTTCTGACCGCACTCTGGACAGTAATTAGACTTTGATTCGTTTCTTACATCATAGTATCTTTCTCCAGTTCCTACATCAGCTGAAAACGAAAACAAGTATCCGCATTTACATTTTGTATCCGTATCATGTCTTACGATCATTTTTAATGCTTTCTGCTTTTCTCGAGCTACTCTGCACTCTACAACAGTTCCTATTGTTTTGTAATACTCCAGTAATGAATAATCCACCTGATCACTCTTACTATCTTTCATTGCTTTGACTTCCTCTGGTGTCAATTTGGAATCTTCATAATGTGCTAGATTATAAATTGCTTTCTGAATAAATTTTTTATCTTTGATAACTGCTACTCCACAGCTGTATTCTGTTAATCTCTCCATATTCCTTCCTCCGTTTCATTTAACTTCTTAATATTTACTAAATTATTAAACCTATGTAACGTCCCATCAATGACGTATTTTTCTATTTCTTCTTGTCTTAGCTTTTGATGATCCGTAATCTACAACTACTTCTTTCGCCCAGTACATTCCCATACCACATAATTTTTCTTCGTATAACAGTTTTCCTAAAAATTCTGTTATCATCTTCCTGTCACTCACAGATCATCCCTCTCTTTCGCTGCCTGACATAAAGTCATTACTGTTGCTCCAGCTACTGATCCAATGAATAATCCACTTAAAAATCCAATGATCATAAATTATCCCTCCATTATGCTTTCAAATTTTTCAATCTCTTTCCATCCCACAATCGGTGCTGTAAAGTTTGTATCTACATCTGTAAATTTCGGACCATTACCAAAGTCGTTGTAAAACCCAAATCCAAAGTCTTTTTTATACTGTAATATTGTAGGTTCTGTTTCTTTGCCCTCTTGCACTACATGAAAATATGCATTTCTTCGCTGTTCTACATCAGGCACATCATCTGGATTCTTTCTTAAGTCGTGCCATCGGTATTTTCTTTTGTATTCTCTTAGCTCTTTCAGTTCTTCCAGCCAATCTGCAAGCCGTCCATACCCTATTGAGCAATTCATACACGCAAAACTTCTGTCTCTGTCTGGGTTCTCATAACAAAACTGACATCTTATAGCTTTTTCGTATTTCCTTGCTGATAATTCCTTTGTTTGTTCGATAGCTTCTTCTAAATTCATCATTACACCTCGCTATTTTCTAATTGTTCTTTCGCCAATTTGAAGGCCAGCATGTATAAGTCAAGTATTCCTGTCGATCTTTTACCAAAATCATCAATGACTTCACAAATGTCCGGATCAATCTCTGAAAGTTTTCCGTATCCATCACTTCCAATCCCTCCTTCTTCTGTAAAATCCCAAAAGACTTCTTCTAAAAATTCTTCGACTATATCTTCTTCTGACATAAACTCGTCTTGATCGCCTATAACCTCATCATAAAGATCGTAATCTTTTATGTGTTTCATAACATCTTCTTTTGCTGTTTCATAATCATATGCAAAAATTGGTCTATTATGGCAGATTATTTTTCCATTGAAATACCAGATATCATCTGTGAAATCTTCGAACTTTTCCCAGCACATATTGCAATAATTTGCTGCAATTAATTCTCCAAGATCGCCAGAAATATGCAATCTGTAAAAATCCTCTTCAAAGAGAAATCTGATTCTGTAATGCGAACTATTTGGTTTTTTAAAGTCTAATATCTTTATGTTCCCTAAATCTGTAAACGTCGCTTTATGATCCTTGAAATTCTTTTTTTCTCTTTCTAAATTCATAAGCGGCACCACCTTTCAAAGTCAGGACTATCAATGTCATCATATGTAAAGCCACCCTCTCGTTCTATTTCTTCAATCTGTTTGGATGATAACCCAAAAACATTGATCAGTACCCAACTCTGCTCGTGCATATGCCCTTTATTATCTAAATTCTCAGGGTCTTTGTGATATTTAACACAACTTTTTGCATATCGTATCTGATATTTAATTCTTTCTTTGTTCCAGGTATCTAAGATATTACTGTTAATCATTTATTCCTCCCAGATATCATTTGCTTCTTTCTCACAGTTTCTTTCCATGTAATATTCAAACAAAAACTCTTTCTGTGCCTTTGTACAATCTTTGCATGGATTTTTTGTTGTCATTGCAATTCCTTGAGTCGGATTATGGAGTAGCACCCATCCTTCTTTTGTTAGCTCATCTCCTGCTTCATAAAGCTTCGGCAATTCTTCTTTCTTTAAATTGCTTTTCAAATATTCATAAGCCCATTTCTGATGATCTCCCCATTCTACTGCATGGAATTTTCCGTTTGGTTCTAACCATCCATAGTCTTCTGTTGTGTGTTCCTCTGTATCAAGCATTCTTTTCATATAATTATCTAAGGCTCTCGATACCACTGGTCGTGACTCTGGTTCTGTAAGATCTTCGTCAAGTTCAATGCCTATTTCTTCTTTTAGGTGTCTAGGAATCATTTTCATTGCAACTTCCCAACGTCTTTTGTATTGTTCTAGTTCATCTTTAACTTTCTTTTGCTCTCCTACAATTTTCCATACATTCATATATTCTGGCATTTTCTCCTCTTCTTCAGGAGGATAAATTTCCAAATGGTACGTTCCATCTCTTGTATTCCCTTTTAATGCTGCACGTCCAAGCAAAAGATCTTCAGCATGTCTTATAATTTGTTCTTTAGTTTCATTAGTTCCACTCATAGAAGATTCCAACAAATCCATACACTTATCGTATCCTTTACCTTCTACATAAAACCATTCTCTTGATAGATCCGTTATAAATTCTCCATCTACACTAAATTGTAATGTACACATTTTTTCACTCCTCAATCCATGTTCCAATAACATGATGCAAAGTTTTAAGACATCTTTCACACAAAAAAATGCTCGATCCATAATGTTCGAATCTTATTTTTAACATTTCTTGGTCCTCTCGTGATTCTTTGCCACATTCTGTGCAAGTTCCCCTTGCTTCTGTACCTTTTCGTTCACTTATCCTAATCACATTCATGTTCTTTCTCCTTTTCACAATAAATACAACTCTTGTCACACTTGATCCGGACCTTTAACTTCTGCTGCTTATCCTGGCATATGCTTATCCGGGCATAACTTCATTTCTCTAATCGGCTTTCCTGCGATCTCACATACATAACCTTCAAATTCCTTCTTATTCAGCATCATAATTTCCCCCAGTTCCATATATTTGTATCATTCTTCCTAAGCTGCAGTTCAATGCCGTTTTCTTCCTGAATCTGCTCAATTAGATCAATCCATGTCACATGCCCTGTCTCCAGGCACTCTGATTTCTCATTAAATCTTTTTCTGAATCGATCTAACCTCTTACTTCCGAAATCAAACTCATCTTTTAAAACTATAATGCTCATAATTAGGATTGTATCTAACATCTGTCTCTTTGCTTTTTCTAAATCTCTTTCATAAAGTCTTGGATCGATCATAGTCTTTAATCCGGCAAGTTTCCTCTGCCTTGCAATTCTTATCAGTTCATCAGGTCCTTTTTCATTAATAATATTCACACTAAATACAATTCCTTCGTTTCTACCCTGCATTATATACTCTTGTTTGCTCATTCTATTGCTCCCATTCTTTTATCATTTTTTTCAGACAGCTTAATTTTCTGTTCGATACAATGCTTTATCTTGATCACTATTCGAATTAATGTTGTCTAATCATATAAAAATTGTGATTCTTTATGATTTAAATTGTAATTACCAAATCTTGTATAAAGTTCTGCAAATCCACAAGACACTTGAAAAAATATGTTTACATTTTAATGATGCTTATTGTTAATAGTTGTTACTAAAAAGAATCCTGCTCGAACAGAAAACTAAACTGCCTGATTATTGTTATTTACTTTTAAATTGTTGCAATAAAAAATCCAACCATCATATTGATAGTTGGAATGTCATTTGATATTATAAATATAGCTGTGAAATCAATGTTAGTAGCATTCGATTCACAGCTATATTTAGTGATAGCGGACATTTATCCGAAGGGATGTGTTATATGGAAGCTATCATTGTAATTGTTTCCTTGATTGGCTGGAAAGTAAGTGGATATGATTTCACTACTCTTTATTTTTATATTGAACTTTCCAACAGTCTATGGAATTTATTAAAACAATTTACAAATGATGAAACTACCAAACGGTAGATTAATATACTTTCAGAAAAATGGAATATGATATTCCCTGAATTACAACTAATGAATTAAAATTATATCAACCGCCGCTATCACTTTTATATTACATCAACTGTATGTTGTTAGGAATAAAAAACATACAGCAAATATCTAATACTTTCGATGTTTATCGACATTTTGCAACTATCTATTTAATTTTGTTATAAGTGTTTACTCCTCTCGGTACACCTTTTCATTATTTTTTACCTTATCCAGATAATATTGAACCATCATTTTATTCATAACATGTGTAATTTCAATAAAATCGACAGGATTGTTTGAAATAGTCGAATACCACATACTGATTGCAATTATTAATGCTTGTAAATCTTCTGTATAATCGCCATTTTCTGGTACTTCAATTTTAGGAATAGCTTCTTTAAGATTTAGATCATCATTCTTATAAGCATTGATGATTGCAAATAAAAAAGCTTGTGCCTTACTTTCATAATTGCTCATTTTTAGTGCCTCCTTTATTTGTAATAACCGGCACACATACCTATATTGTGCCAATTTGTATCTTTGTGTTGCTGTACCCCCCACTGCTATTTCCGGATAAAAACGTTTATACCATTTCAGTAATGTCTTATAATCGATGCCTGATAATCTGCTTATTTCACTTGATGATATGTTGTGTCTGATCCATAAAATTACTACTCTTCTTTTAAATCCTTTGCTGTAATCTTCCATCGTGCTCCTTTCCGCCTGCCGCATAGGCAGCAGGCTCATGGCTTATACGCTTAACTGTTTCTTATGCGTTCAATAGTTACTGTTGTGGTATATAATTCAGCTCATCCGGCTGATTTCTGTCCGCACTGATCATCTTTTATAGTTTAAGATTATCCCTAAATCTACAACTACCACGACTAATACTACGACTTTTAAATTTAACAACATTTATGGTTACTAGTTGCATTTTGTACGGGCAGAAATCAGCCGGATGCTTTATATTTTATTTTTCAGTAGTTTCTGAATCTCCTAATACTGTCATCCAATAACTTGATACCTCGTAAGCTGTTCTGTAGTGATCACTACCAATGTCTTCTCGCTTTTGATATTCACGGCTTTGCAAACGACCTTTTAGTCTTATTCGTGTACCTGCATCATGTTTAGATAAATATCTTGCATTTCGTGACCAGAAGATACAAGGGATGTAAGATGTCCTTTTAAATCTTCTGTTTACAGCAATAATTGCATCACAAATTTCTCTTCCTAAAGGTGTTGTTCTAAATATCGGTTGCTTAATCAAAAATCCTTCCAGCTCAACCATATTAGTTGGATAGTAATCGTCCTGATCAATAACTTTAATTGCATTTGAAAAAATGTATACACATAAATGAGATCTATTTTGCTCATCATGTTGATTGTATGTACGAATTTCTCCTTCAATGTTGATAACTGTTCCTAACATTAAGCTGTTCAGATCAATTAATCTTTCTGAGACTATAATCCGAGCTTTATCAATCACGCCACTTTTACGTTTTACCCCGAGCTCAAACATATAAAATTTCTCACTTTTCCATTCATGATTTTCTCTAATCTCAGATTGAATTTCTCCTGTTAACTGTACTTTATTTAAATTTTCCATTCATTAGTTCCTTCCATTCTCTATTCCCTTCAGGATTTCTACAAAATTTTCTCTACACGGCACCTTATAAATTTCCAGATCCGAAGATGTCATATATTTATGCCCGTATAGCTGTTTCATAGATTTCCAGATATTCCATGGAACTCTGTAAAAATCTTTTAGCTGTATACAAACCATTACATATGCAAGACCACCTAAAATTTGAAATCTCTCAAAATTTTTTGATTGTGTTTCTGTTACAGCATTTTGCATGATTCGATTATGATCTGTATATTTTGCTTCAAAAATGATACCCTGTCCATTCATCATAATTCCTTTATAATCAGGTTGTGCACAATGTATAAAGTGCCCCTCAAATCTGCCTTTTCCAAGATTTCTAGTTACACGAAAAGGTTCTGGAGTCTTTTGTATGTCAGCAATTCCGGCTTTGCGATATGCATCACATGCATTAGAAATCATAACTTCCCAAGCATCACCCATAGCTTTACTTCTTGCTCCACGTAGTTTATTTTGGTAATCTTTTGTTTGTTTCGTCTGCCAATACGGCATATTCCAATTTGTCATGACATCACTCCTTATATCTTTCCTGCTGCCATATCTATTTCAGCTTGATATGCTTCTGCATCGTCAACTGTCGTAATTCCACGCTTTGTAAAATTGCGTAGTATCCCTAAGACATAATTCCAGTTCATTGTTCCAGACATATAAGCTATATCCATTGCATGTTCCAATAATTCGACTTTAGTATCATCTGGGCCAACAGTAGTTTTCTGATCAATACTTTGTTTCCTGTAAACAAGACTACGAACAATCTCTAGATCTTTGTCTGTAGAGTTTCTTCCAAAATATTTTTTAACAAGTTCTTGAACTTTTTCCTGTATATCTTCGGTCTCAGGTGTGCGCTTATATATATCACCATCATCATTCATAGTATTATTATTATTTAATGTGCACATTATGTTACGTAACTGCCACACTTGTGTAACGAGTTGTGTAACGGGATGTGTAACAGGTTGTGTAACATAATGTGTATTAAATGGATTTATTCTATATTTTCCACTTTGACCCCGGTTTCCCTTCTTGTACACGATTCGTCCAGATTGAATTAAGACATTTCTCATTCTGTCTAATTGCGTCCTGGAGAAGTCCAGTACCGATGTGAGAGATCCATTGGAGACCGTAAATTCAACTGGCCAATAATATTTTCCATCAATGTTAACCGCACATCCGTTGTTAATATTCATTAATAGGTGCCAAAGCGCTTGCGCTCCCGCAGGGATAGGTTTAAAGCGAATCCATTCATAAAAACTATTCACTTCTTCTATGTAATTCATGTTAACCTCCCTGCCTGATATTTTTTATTTGAAGAATTGCTGATCTTCCTGGAAGCTTGCTTCTGGTTGCTGATTTTCTTCAGATATATTTTCTTTATTATCGTCATCATTACTTTCTTTTAAATCCTGTTCAGATACAATATTCTCTTCTGTAACAGCATCTACATATTCTTTTGTACCATCTTCATTTATCATTGCCATATCGGATTCCATAGCATTTTGCAGATCAATGGACATGATTCCCCATTTGCTGATCAACTGACGTAACATCGTTTTATATGCCATCTGATCAAAATCCTTGTACCAGTGTGAAGAATACATCCATGAATCTTTTGGATCATAGTTTCCTGCTTCATAGTCTTCAAAAGATACTTTTTCTTTTGTTCCGTATTTTGTATTAATCTTTGTCGCATCCTTTGAAAATGCTGCTGAATATTTATCTGCATGTGACATCATCTGTTTCTTGGACCAGTAAATTGCTTTTCTGAATCCGTTGGTCAATTCAAAACTTGCATAATATCCCATTGTTGGTGCTTCTTCTCGTTCATCCCATTTGTCAACCATCAAATTAATTTTGATTTCTTCATTAAAGGGATCAAAATATTCAAGTTCACCTTCCTTTATTGCCAGTACATTTAGCTTTCTATACTGCCCTGATCTGATCGCAAGCTGAATATATCCTTTGTATCCCAACTGAAATTGAGCAATTTTTCCATACTTCTTATCATTAAAAGGCACAAGATAGTAATGCCCTAATTGTGGAGAAGGTGATAATTTTAATGATTCCCCTAGCAAAGCTCCTGAAAGAATAGACTGGTTTGTACATTCTTTTAGTGATTCATTGTTATTTACTGCTGAAATCACTCCTGTAATAAAACGCTGTCTATTATCCTTTCCCAATGCCTGATCAATGTTTGATATTACGGCCATGCTATTAAGGAATGTTGTGATTCCTGTTTTTGGAGACTGTGTTTTTGTTCTGTTTGCTAAACTGTTTCCAACTGCCATTTTATAATTCCTCCTTTGGATCTATGATTTCAAATTCTTCACATACTTTTTGTACTAGACTGAGTCTTGCGTTAACTTCTTTAAAGTTATGTTCTTTTACAGTACATC